GCTACAGTTTTAAATGTATCAAGCTTATCAACTATAGTTCTAAGCACATCTGTTTTAAATACAAGAGTACAGAACTCGTTGTCTCCTACACATAAGTTATGAAACCAATAGTCTGATTCAGTTGCTCTAATACCAGATGGTTTGTTCCATGACTCATACTCTATACATATGTTACCTGTCTTCATCCACATACCTTTCTCTGATTTAACTTCTATCTTCTTACCAGTTAGCATATCCTTTATTTTATCTTCTCTTATCTCTCCATACTCTAGGTCAATGTCAAACTTCTTTCTATCTTCTTTATTTGGTTTCACTGTAAATCCTCCTGTGGTTTAAAATATTTTATAATAAAATTTTCTATATTACTTGCTTGATAAAACTTTTCACTAGGAGTTCCATCAACATATATACTTCTCCATTTTCCGTTACCTATAATATATTCAAAAGAATATCTTCTTCTATTACCCTTACCATCTTTTCTAGGTACAGGTTTTGTAGTTAAAGTAACTGTATCTTTTTTTATTTTGTATTCTATTTTATTATCTTTTAAAATTGTTTCTACATTTTCAATCTTCTCTTCAACCGGTTTAAATTTTTCCTCAGTTAGTAAAAATCTATTAATAAAATCTTTAATGTTTTTAGATGAATAATGTTTTACTGGGTATTTGTTTTTCTTAATAGGAGACCATCTTCCTGTAGTACTATAATAAGAATATTTAGTTCCGTTGAAGTATACCCAGAACATAGTTGAACCTGCTCCTTCTGTTAGTTCATATTTAATATTTTTATCTTCTAAAAATTTACTAACCTGTTCTACAGTTTCATTTGTGTCGTGTTTAAAAATTACTTCTCCTTTTGAATTAACTCTATCAAATCTCCAATCGTATTCTTTAATGGGTTTCACTCCAATTATCTCCTATCTTGTATTCACCATCCAAAGGACAGCGAAGATTAAAATGTGTTCCTGATTTTATTATACTCTCTACTGCTAACTCACCAACAAAATTAGCTTGAGTATCTTTTACTTCTATCTGCCATTCATCATGTATGTTGGCTACAAACTTGTACTGTATAGAATTTAATTTTAACAAGTCATCTAAAAGAATAAGTGCTTTCTTCATAACAATAGCACCTGCTCCCTGTAACAAAGTGTTCAATGCTGAGTGTTGGTTACGTACATACAGCTTCCTACCGTCTAACCCTTTGAGATATTTTTTTGCTGAAGCTCTTTGTACTCTGTCTCTAAGAGATTTAAATGTAGGTTTATTATCAAAGAAATATTGTCTAGCTCTTTTACCATCTGCTGTACTTCCTCCAACCACTTTACCAAGCTTCTCATCTCCTGCTCCGTACATGAGTGCATAGATAAATGTCTTTGCCTTATCTCTAGATTCAAGCTTTGCAAGTTCTTGATTTGCTGTGTGGATATCTCCGTTGAGTATTTCATTTGTGTATTCCTCGTCATTCATATAGTGTGCCAACATTCTAATCTCCAGACCAGAGGCATCAACACCTAGTAAAACATTATTATCTTCAACAATCCAACAAGCTCTACATTCTTTTCCGTAAGCACTATGAGAGCTAGGAACTTGAGCCATGTTAGGATTTCTGTGTGTCATTCTGCCGGTGATAGCACCGTTAGGTATCACGAAACCATGTACCCTGCCGTCATCTTCAGTAGCTTCAATCCAAGAATCAATCTGAGCTATACGCTTTTGAAGTAAAAGGAACTGTGCTATTAGGTTAGCTTCGTGTATGTGTGTAATAGCTGATAAAGTTTTCTCATCTACTATCGGCTGACCTGTAGGTGTAAACCTTTCAGGCTTCCATCCAAAGTCAATAAGGTATTCGCCTATTTGTTTACGCGAACCAAGATTAAACTCTTGTAATGATTGTCGCATAAAAGGATTCATGTTTTGGGTACTAATACATCTAGCGTACTCGTCATCTGTAAGACCACGCTTAGATAAATCACCATCTTTCTTTATGTAAGGTGTAACAACTTTATCATCAACCCACTTAGGTTTAAACGTGTTGTGTACCTCATCTTCTATTGATTGTTTCTTTTCTCTAAGTTCAGCAAGTAATAAGACAGCGTGTTGAGTATCAAACTTAAAGCCGTTGACCTCTTGTTGTTTAATTACCTCTGCTACATTTTGTTCTAGAGCAATAGCTTGTTTATCAAAGCCTTTGCTTTCTTTACGTAGCTCGTAGAATACTGCTAGGTTTAATTCAACATCTCTTACACAGTAGGTAAGCATGTCTTCTGAATAGTTTAAGTAGTCGCTGAAGTCTATCTTATGATAGCCTAACTTGTATCCCCACTTCTCTAAGCTATGTCCTCCTTCTCTAGCCGGATTGAATAACCTAGATAAAACAAGCGTATCTATAACCGGTATGTTAGATAGGTCAACATCACTAAACTTATGTACCATAGGTATATCAAAGCCAATGATGTTGTGTCCAATTAAAGTATCTGCTGTCGCTAGAAACTCATAACCTTCTTGTAGTTTATCAGGAGTAAATTTAAATATCTCCTTAGTATCTATATCTTGTGCAACTATACAATGTATTAGTGTTGCCTTCAGGTCATCTGTTTCTATATCAAATACTAACTGCATTAAAAAGCCTCATCTAAACTACCATCAAATTCTATGTCATCATCAGAGAGTTCAGAGAGTCTTCCTGTTTCGCTATCGTATACCACGCTACATGCCATACCAACATCACCTGTGTATCTTGATTTAAGAATACGAAGCTTAGTTGTCCTTGCTTCTTCTGGGTCAGCAGACTGTTGATTTCTTTCCAATGCTATAACACAATCGGATAGCTGTCCAATACTATTTGAACCTCTTAGATGTGATAGCGATACTTCAACACCGTTCTCATGTCCCTTGTTACCATCAACTCTACGTAAGTGTGAAACCAAAATGATTCCTGCACCTGTCTCTTCTACCAAGCTTCTAAGTCTAGTCATAATAGAATCAATGGCTCGTCTTTCATCTCCGTCATGTACAGCACTAACTAACATGTGTAAATGGTCTACTACTACCCACTTGCAGTCGCACCCTATAATCATAAAGCGAAGCTTAGTAAAGATATCATCAATGTCATTAGTACCAAAATGTGAATGAACCCACACTCTATTCTTGTTAGCACCGTCGTACAGTATATCAAACATCTTATCTAGTTCTTCTTTAGAAAACTTGTCACGTTCTTCATCAACGTATAGCCTAGCGTTAGCTTCAATAGATAAGATACCATCAATGGTACGTCTCCAATCTTCTTCCAACGCTATGATACCTACGTTATCAGTAGTGTTCTTAATAAGATGATGTTCTAATTCTCTAGTTACACTAGACTTACCAAGACCTGTACCACCTGTAAGAGTAATCAGTTCTCCTTGTCTCATACCATATAACTTTTTGTTAAGTCCTTCGTATGGATAAGGGACGCAAGGTTTTCTCTCACGGTTATTAAACTTATAACGTTGTTCAGTTACATTTATAACACCGGATGGTGTGTAAACTTTAGCTGACCACCAACATTCAACAAACTCTTTGTGTCTGTTAGAACGTAGCATATCGTTAGGGTCTTTGAAACCATTAGGTAGTGTAAGTATCTTAGCCTTGCCCGGCTTGAAAAGTCTAGCAACTTTAAGAGCTGATTCCTTTCCTGCCTTGTCATTATCAAATGCAATGATTACACTCTCAAACTCTTCAAAGAATTCTAAGCTTTCTTTAATATCTTTAACTGCACCCTGTGCACCACGCTTAATAGATACTACTGCCCACTTAGAACCAAGTAGTTCGTAAGCAGACATAGCATCACACTCGCCTTCGGTAACAGTAACATACTTACCACCTTTAAATAACTGCTGACCAAACAAGCCCGTGTCGTTGTAAGTTCCAGAGACAAAGAAGTCTTTACTCTTTACGTTACGATACTTGGTAGCTGATAGCTCATGCCCATTATAATATGGGTACAAATGCTTGACTACATTTCCTTGTAGGTCATGTACGCATTTAACTCCATACTTAGTAGCAGTTGCTTGGGTTATCTTTCTGTCTGTTAAGGCTGAAAAATGTCCCTCGTCTACCACGTCAGGTTGTTTAGTCGTTGTCGGTGTTGTTGTTGTTGCTGTTTGCATATCCTTTCCTCCACATGCGTTAGTATAACTAGGCATAAACTCTCCACAACT